ATAGTTCTTTAAGTTTTTCCTGATCAATCTCAAATAACTCTTTGCCTCCAATAGCAACAAGTGATGCATTGAACCTTGATTTGATAAACTCAATTACAGCATCCTTAGAAACACTTTCAATTGTGCCTTCTTCAAAGATCCAGTCAATGATTTTAACTTCTGCGTCAAATGCTTTCTTACAAGCTCTGTAGATTTTGTCATAAAAATCCTGGTCAAACCACTCAGGATATTCTTTTTTGATAAGATTGATAACATGCATTCCAAGTTGAGCATGAATAATCTCTTCTTTCATTGTAGCTTCAATTACAGTGTCAACTTCCTTGAGCATGTTTTTCTTTTCAATAAAAGATTTTACAATAGCAAATTGGCTGAACAATGATACGTTCTCAATGAACATTGAAAACAATGCTAAGTTTAAAGTATAAACTTGCTTGGCGTTTTCACCTGAGTTCTTCAGGTACTTTGTCAAATAATCAACGCGTCCTCCAATAACAGGGTTTTGAAGAAGCATGTCAAACTCATTGTTTAAACCTAATACTTCAAGCAATTTGCTGTAAGCTTCAGAGTGAACAACTTCGTTTTCAGCAAAGGTGATACCTACTGAATTAAATTCTGGCTTAGGGATATGTTCACCCAGCTTGGCCCAGAATGTTTTTACAGATACTTCTATCTGTGAGATAGCTAATAAGGTGCGTTTGATTGCCTCCTTTTCAGAATTAGACAGCTTGTGCTTAAAGTCAAATGCATCAGAGTCAAAGTTGAACTCTTCTACATCCCAGCGGCTGTGTTTAATGGCGTCCCTGAACTTGATAATTTCAGGATACTCATACGGCTTAAATGCCACACGTTTGTCAAAGATACCCATGGTTGCTTATATTTAATTGTTAATTTTGTTTAGTTAATTTGCTGAAGTACAACAGCTTATTGGCAAAAAAACCTGGCAAAGTCTTAACACTTTCCAGGTCATATGAGTGATTACTCAGAGGCAACCCCACTCAATAAATATACAAATTCTATCCGTCTTTGCCAAGTAACAGATGATCTAATTCTAGAGATTTTTTAAAAGTCATAGAGTGCAAAGGTCTTTATTTTTTTTGTAATCAGCAAAGTAATTATCAAGTTTTCTTTTGTGCTTTTAGTAAAATTGAGTATATTATATATGAGAGAGGTAGGGGTATAATGTATTTTTCAAATTCTTATATTCTTACAAAAAATGGATAAAAACAATAAGGATTACCCAAAGGAGCAGGTAATCAGTATTTTAAAAGAATGGGCTAGTCCTGTTTTAATTGGCATTGTTGGCATGCTTCTTTGGAGGGATGTTACTGAAATGCGTTCTGATGTGAAATTATTACTTGTACAGCAGAGTGCTGATAGGGTAAAGATTGAACAGTTGGAAACTGATGTCAAAATGTTAAAAGGGTATCTGTTTACTCAAAGCAAAGACTTACCTAATCAACCTCAACCACAAGAACCGTCACAAGACAAGCAAGTAGCTATCCTTAAAGAGGATGGCTATGAGCTAGTTCCTATAAAAGAAAAAAAGTAAACATTATGAAAAAGTTTTTCAAATCTTTAATCAGTGATAGCAATGAAGTTAACGAAAAAGTCTTTGTAGGACTTGTAGGTTTAGCTCTTATAATTATTATTACAATTGCAGATTTGGTAACTGGTCTAATGGGGTCTACGCTTACAATTCATGAGTTTGTATTTGATGGAGTTTTAATCCTCACACTTACATCTTTAGGAATTGCTACAACAGGTCAAATCTTTAAGAAACCTTCAGTAAAAAAGGAAGAAGAGAAAGACCCTGAAGTTTAACAAAATCAAAAACCAAATGAGCAAACGTATTTATTTAATAGTTATAGGAGTACTTGTATTAATAATCTTATTGCAAAGATCATGTAGTTCAAGTAACACACCTGTAATAGCTTCAAATAAAAAAGAGATTGTCTATGACACTATTTGGAGAGATGTAGTAAAAACAGATTACAAAAGATTAAAGGTATTAGTAAGAGATACTGTTGCTCTGCCTGGTGATACTGTTTTTATTCCTGATTCAAATTATGACAAGCTTAAATTACAATATGAACTTTTAGCTAAAAATTATGCAACTAGAAATATATATCGTGACTCAGTACAATTGGATACTCTTGGATTTATTGTACTAACAGATACACTTCAGTACAACAAAGTACAATCTAGATTTTACGAGCATAATTACAAACTACCAACAGTTATTGGTTATGTACAAACTCAGCCACGCAGGCAATTGTATATAGGAGGTGGAATTTCTATAGACAAGAGTCTTGAAATAGCAAACATTCAAACTGGGTTACTGTACAAAAACAAAAAAGACCAAATCTTTGGGATTCATACTGGAATTTCTCAGAACTTGACTCCTTATTTTGGAGGAACAATGTATTGGAAAATTAAACTTAAAAAATAAGTACAATGAATATCAAACAGGTACAATTTCCAACAACTCAATACTTTCAAGAGTTGCATCCAAAAAAACAAATTTACATTCACCATACTGCAGGTAATGCAAGTGGTGAAGCTGTGTTTTCAGGATGGGCTTCTAATAGTGAAAGAATTGCCACGTGTGTATCTATTTCTGGTAAAGGAAAAAATACAGTAGATGGTCAGATTGTTCAAGGATTTAGCTCTAAGTTTTGGGCGTATCATCTTGGATTAAAACAAGACGTGTTTACAAAAGCTGGTGTAAAGTATCAGAGCCTGGATAAGATTTCAATTGGTATTGAAATTTGTAACTGGGGTCAACTTACACTTAAAGATGGTAAGTTCTTCAACTACGTTAATAGAGAAGTTCCTGCAGATGAGGTATGTACTCTTGAAAAACCTTACAAAGGTTACAAGTACTACCACAACTACACAGATGCTCAAATACAAAGTGTAAAAGAATTATTGCTCTTATGGAAGGAAACGTACAAAATTCCCTTATCTTATAATGAAGACATTTGGGACATTAGTAAGAGAGCTTTGGCTGGAGAAGCAGGTGTATATACTCACAACTCTGTACGTAAAGACAAAGTGGACATCTATCCACACCCTAAAATGATTGAGATGCTGAAAAGCTTATCATAAAATATTAAAAAAAGCTATACTTCATAGTTTAGTTGGTTTCTTCTTCTGTTAGAAAGTCCCCCTTTTCAGGGGGATTTTCGTTTTACATAATGTCTACAATATCATCAACATCAACTAGAGTATACTTGTTAGGTATATTGTCTGTTTGATTAATGAAATTGAGCATGATTGTCAGTTCAACAACTTGAGAATAGTCAAGCAATTTAGAATTGCTTTTGTCTTCCCATTTGATTTTGTAACCATCACCTGAATTTAAAACAGTAAGGATTACTTCATCACGCACATGATCAGACCATGTTGCGCTATTTGAACGCCTCATTACATAGATGTCTTCATCTGCAGGAACATGTATAGTATATTCTACATCATGTCCATTTTTTCCTAGTACAAGGAATAATTTGTTTTTGCTTAGCATAATAGTAGTATTTAGAAAAATCCCTCAGTATGTGGAGGATATTCCTCTTCAACACTGATTAAATGATAAGTTTCACAGAATTCTCTAGCTTTCTGTATAAGTTCAGAAAGACTTCCTGTGTTTTCAATGACTATTTTAAAGTCATAATCGTCAAGTGCTGTCTCAGAAGGATGATCACCAGTATCAGAGTTTCTTTCAAGCCTTACAAGGATGCCACCTTTTTCAATAATAGCTGCTGCTTCATTTGGAAAACGCACATCTGTGATTAACCATTTGGAGTAGTAGCTAAAATTAGCAAAGGTTGCATTAACCCAGGCGTTTGTATGAAGACCATTTCTCATAGCTTCAGTGCCTAGTTTTTGCAATAGCTCTCTTACCGTCATTGGTTCAGAGCGATCTTGGTTAGGATACCAGACATTCCATTCTTCTGGCAAATTGGTTTTCTTAAATTCTTGATCTTCAAATTTGTATACAGGGATTCCTGTAAGCAAAGATGCTACTTCTTTAAGTTTACCTGCAAATTTCTTTATTGACCATTCTGTCTTAATGAGTCCTGAGTTAGGATTCTTCAAGTAATGCTCAATAGTTTGATCAGTCAGATAAGGTGCGCTGCAGATCAGTCTAATAATTTCAGCAAAGGTGTCTTTTCCAGAACCTATTTTGCCAGAGATACCAATTAGTTTAGTCATGATTTTCTTTTTTCCAGGTTTTTAATCTGCTAATAAGACTTGACATTGAAATATGAAGTCTGTACTTCATTCTCAAGTATCTTCTTAGCAATCTAACTTTGTTAATCTTTGTTTTTTTGTGTCTTACTTTCAAGTAAGCGTCTTTAATTATATCAACCATAATTCAAAGTTAAAGGATTTGACTAAACAATAAAACAGGGGTTTTTTAGGCCCCTGCTATTGTTCTAACAATTAAAAAAGAGGCATCTCCTCTACAGAAACTTCTTCAAGTTCATATACAGAAGGCTCAGCCTCAACTACAGAAATCGCTTCTGTTTCGTCATCAAACGTGTGTTCAAGTCCTAGCATGTGTGCAAAAACTTCATGAACGGCAGCTTGATCATCCATCCATGTAGACGGATGTGAGTCTTTTAAAGATAGGGTGATATGATTATACAACGCCCAAGCAGAATCTGAGTCAACCTTGTACTCAAAACTTGGTTTCTCAAGTTCTGTACGTATCTGGTTAAGCTGCATTGTATTCAAGATTTTCTTCTTGAAGAATAATTCACCTATCAAATCATGTTGATTTGTGCTTGTCAAAAGGATGTCTTTCATTTTGTCCTTGTGTTCTACCAGGTTTTCCCAGTAAAGCTCAGAATCTTTAATGAATTCTCCAATTTTACCTTCAGCCAACAAGTCAGCAGCACCTTTGTGTACACGTTTGTATGCACCAAATTTGTTGTTGTTAAGCATCATTCCATTGTTACAGACTTTTACAAGTCCTCCCAAGTTGAAACGGAATGCGTATTGCTTGTTGTAAGAGTTTAAAAAGTTGGCAGACAACTCAATGTCTGGATCAGCTTTATAATTCATTCTGAAGGTTCCTACGGCTACCTGAGCATCGTTTGAACAACGATACTCTTCACCTGTGATAATGAAACCAGCATTTGTGATTTCAGCACGCACTCTATTGATCACATTACTGTGAGCAATTGGCGTATATGTGTCAGTTTTTTCAGGCAGTGATGCCCCAATCATTTTGGAATACGCATGTATTCCGCTCATTGTTCTTTTCATCTTAAAAGAGAGATAATTGTGTTAATTGCATATGTTGTGGAAGCACGTCAGATGTTCTTTCTATCTTTTTAATTTCTTCATAGATCTTGTCAAGATAGAACTTTTCATCTACTTTGTATTCATCCCACGGTTTATCCTCAAACTTATTGAAGATAGTCTGAAGAGCCTTTCCACTCTCCAGTTGTATTTCCCTGCCATCTGGGTTACACTTGATAATCTTAATACCATTGTCAGAAATGTAATAACGCACAAGCTTTTGCAACTTGTTAGTTACATACATTCCATTTTTAAATCCTCTTTCCTCAAAGAACCAGTCACCTCTAAGTTTTGCACCAACGCAATAATCATAGATGTTACGGTTCTCCTTCAAAAATTCTGCAGGATCTTTTCCATGGACGAAATAAGCATACCAAGCTTTTGGAACAATCAATAAAGATTTGTTTTTGTGTAATGCCAATTCATCAAACTCAAAACGTCCTTTACACTTTGTCTTACCATCTTTGTATACAGCAATGTAATTGTTTACATCACCAATAATCATTTTCTGGTATTCAACAGTTTCAAGTTGTAATTGAGTTAGTTCTTCCCACTCTTTGCATATTTCATAAAACTTTGACTCATGCTCTTCATCTACAAGAAACTCTAGACCATCTGTATTTTGCATAAGAGGCACTGCTCCAGGAATTCTGGTAGCAATCATCTCATAAAGCATACTAAGAAGTAACTGACCATTCACTGTAATTCTGAAAGTAAATTCAGGATCATACAGGAAAGAGTATTTGTTCTTACTTAGACCATACGTAGAGTTAAGAATAATCTTAAAAAGATAATTAAGAGGAGAAGACTTTGGGTATTTTTTGCGTTCTTCAAAGAACCATTCATACAGTTCGCAGAAGTCTTCTTTAGGTAAATGTGCAGGAGACCAGCCATTTTTAATAGCTAAGTTTGGATAAAATGAAGTCACGTCAGCACTTAAAATCTTTTTACCTGCTGTAGCTTCATATATACCAGACTTGGTACAACCATGCAAACCACCTAAACCATAATCTGTGGGAGTATTTTTGAAGTTCATCCTATGTTTAGGACCAGCTTCTTCTTTGTCATTGTTTATTGATGTGTCAACAACGAGGCTTTTAAACCAGTTATGTACAGCTTTAAACTCAGGTGTTTCAAATTCTACAAAAGGAAGAATAATATCTCTTACAGTAACAAAAGGACGTTCAGTCTTCATTACTTTGATTTCATTCTTATTTCTACCTAACTTATCACTCAAGAAGTGTAAAAACATTTCCTTACTGATACGAGGCTCACTCGCACTATGTAAAGAAAGATTGTAAGTAGCACTAAGTTCAGCTCTCAAATTGATCTGACTAGCCATTACTTGCTCTCCTTTAGGATTCTTTAATGTAAAAATCTGCTTTGTAGACAACACGTCATTAATACAATAGTTAACGACCATGTCCAGTGTAGTTTGATCTTCTACTGGTTCACCATGCGGGTGTGGCATTTCTTCAACGTTGATCCAATCCATTGAGAATTGAACCCACTTCAGAGAAGTACGTTTAGCATTGCTGTCCCAGTGATTCAGTTTAAAGATATCTACACATGGAATTGTAAGCTTAAATTCTGGATAATCAAGGAATTCACCTCTGTTAGACTTATCAATGATGGTTTTAACATAAGCATAAATTCTTGCAGCAAACTGTTCACCCTGGAGTCCAGAGTAGAAATCTAAGTTCTCAAGAATATGCTCAGTTATTTGCGCGTCAAACGCCAAATTGTTGTAACCAAAATGCCAATCTTTATTCTGCTGATTTTCAAGCAAGAATCTTATGAACTCATGCGTATCATTGCGTTGCTTACCAATGACAAACACATGTTGTTCGTCAGAATCATACGACCTAAAAACAGCTACAAAACAATTGATAATGGTTTCATAGTCCATTATCCAGAATTTTCGCTGTCTAGTCATTATTGCTGTGTTTCAGTTGTACTTAAATCAATTGGTTCATTAACAATGTTCAATGCCTCATGATCAGAGTTTACTGCAAACATCTGAATAAAACGCTCAACATCACTTTTCTTATCAATGTAGTACTCATAATAAGTTTCCATAATTCTACGCTCTTCAACAATCTGCTGACCTTCAACACCTTTCATAGGAATTACTTGACCTTTGTCTGATAGTTTAGGTAACATTTGTGGCTTATCCTTTTTGTCTTTGCTGATTACAGCTAACACTCGTGTGTTAGGATCATAAATCACCTCGTTAAAAGGACATTCTGCTGTTAAAGGTAGCATGCGGAAGCTCTTGCGTCCGTACCAGTCTGTGCTGTACACAAACATACATTTTGTTTCTTGTTGCATTTTTGGTTTTTAAATTAAATTATTAAATAAATTCAAGTCCTTCAGGACACAGCTCTGTTAGAGCTTCTTTTTGTTTGTCATAAAGATCACAAAGTTCGCCAACACTTCTGATAAAATCTTCTTCAACATCAAGAATTTGAGCATATTGCTTGAAATACTTTGCGGGAAAGATAAAAGATTCTATGTACACCCATTCAGGGGTGTGAGTACCATAGTAGTCAGCCAATATCTTCTTACTATGAGAAGACATTTCTGAATACTTACCTTTTAAGAATGCATCATAATCAGCACTCATTGAGTTGAAGTCAAAGATATAAACAATCTGGTCATTGTCAAGGGGTACACACATGTCTAGCATTTTATGTGTGATCAAATACTCTCTTTCAAATGTCTTCCATTTCTCATCATCTGTTTGATTGTACACACAAATTAGCTTTCTAGAAGATGGTTTATAAGCTGTGCCTCGCCAGCTCAAATAAGTCTGAACTGGACGAGGGTGCTTGTCTTTTTTGAAACCTAATATTGGATATAGAAACGTAAATGATTTTTGGAAATACTTGTTGTATATCTGTGAAATCATAATACTACTTCATTGTTTACCAGAAATTCATAAGGAAGTTCAAAAGACTTATTTTCAAAGTGAAAATTAGCTCTTGATATCATCTCCTCAGTTTTTGTTAACCACTCTTTCATTGTTTCGTCAGAAACTCTGATTGGTGCAATTTGCATGTAAGGGTCTACAACTACAAACCTAAATGTGATTTTATAGTCATGGTACTCAGGCTTACTTAGATAAACATGCTCTACCATTTTGTAATACATTGCAGCTTGCATCCAGTAACGATAGTACTCAATACTATCTTTAAAAGAAGCAATGTCTTTAGAAGTTTTCTTCAGGTCATTGACTCTAATTTCTTTAGCGTTGCTGTCAAAAACAAGATTATCAATAAATCCTCTAAGACCAAACAAGAAGTTTTCGTCAAACATTGCAAGTTCAATCTCGTTTTGTTTTGTAACACCATTGAAACTGTCACCAAAGAATCCCATTACATCCATCACAACAGGTTTGCTTTTGATTTTATCTACAACAGCAGTTGCAAAAGCATGTGTGTCATGATCAACAACAGTACGTCCTTCAGCTTTCTTCATGTAATCCCAGTAAGCAACATGGTCTTCTGTGATAATTTTATCAAGACGTTGGGCGTCAGTCTTCAATGACTGGTAAAGATTCATGTCTGCAAGAATATCAATGATAGCACCACTAAATTCATGCAAATCTTCACGTGTATCACCGTCAGCTTTCAACTCTTTGTAATGAGCAAAAAGAGTTTGCAATAATTTTTTAGGATTATCACTTGGTGTGTTCACGGCACTTAGAACAAACTCATCATCAAAAGATTCTGGTTTGAGTAATAGACAATGGATAAGTTTACCTTCCACCATGTTTTTATCTTCTGTGTCATCTCTTTGACCAAGAACATAGTGGCTGTAAAATAAAGCAGGGCTAAACAATAACTTGTTCAATCCTGAATAGGATAGCAGAAAAGGTTTTGAGAAGAATTGTTCTTCTTTTTGCATGCGTTCTGCAAACGCTACATCTGATGAAAATTTTAACGCCATTTTTTAATATTTACAATTTTCCATATCTCTTGCAAAATATCTTCCTAAAATGTTTCCATTATACGTGTTTCCTTTTAGCACATCGTTTTTAACTTGATGTGAAAGCTCACAGTAATTCAGATACTTTTTAGTACAGCATATTTCCAAGATTTCTCTTTTGAAATTTTCAGCACCAAGTCTAGCAACATCTGTTTTTAAATCTACAGAAGAACCATAATAGCTCATCCAGTCAGATTCTTTAACAACTTGTTTGAATACTTTTCTTGTGCCTGTTTCTACTTTCTCTCTTTTGGAGATTTTAGTCTTACGCTTATGGTACAGACTCTTTTGGCCAATGTAAAACTTACCAGTTTTTAGGTTTGTTATCTTGTAAATAAACCCTACAATTTCCTCATGATTTGGGAAATCTTCTACTTTTAATATCTTCTTTTTTAAAGAAGGGAAGTACCAATTTGTCATAAATTAAAATATAAGATAACAAAAATAAACAAGTAAAATCAGATAATAAAATTAATCATCTGCTAATTGCAGTTGTGAGTATTTGTCAATAGCATTATTCAGCTTAGGAACAAACTCATAAATTGCTTTTTTTACACCATGCACTTTGACAATGTCAGCAATGTCTTTTTCCAAGGGCAAATAACAAAAGGGAATTCCATATTTTTCTTCATATGCTTTCATAGCTTTAATACCAGCTTCATCACTGTCAAAAACAGTAACTATTGATTGGTATGTATCTTTGAACTCATAAATAACATCTTCATGCAATATGCTATTTTCACTATCAGGTGCAACAACATCTACATTTAGATTCATACTTCTGATTGCCATGCAATCTTTTAGTGAAGATGCTATGATTAGTATAGGTTTGTTTTGCAATTGCTCATAACCTTGAATATAATCACAGATTTTTATAAACTTCCTTTCTTTGTTTTTGGGTTGGTATATTTTGTAAAGAATCCCTTCCTTTGTAAAGTAACCATAGATATGCTTACTAACTACTGAAAACTCATTCTCTACGTTTTTGTCATGCGATACTTTTTGCATAACATATCTGTCAATAGGCACAACATTATATTGTTGCAACAACTGACTGCTTATGTTATACTCAGACCAAAACTCAGCATCATTCTTGGTCCATCCCCTGGTTTTGCATTTGTCAACTTTCCACTTAGAATGTTCTATAATTTTTGTTTCACAAATTTTGCCAGTCTTT